AGACTTCATGCTATGGCGTGAACTTGAAGAAGAGTACGAAGGTTATATAAATGATTACGTACATGTTCCTTTAAACCAACAACAATTTGATGCTTTATGTTCTTGGGTATACAACCTTGGGCCATCTAATTTAAAAGTATCAACACTCCTTAAAAAATTAAACAACGGTGAATACGAAGAAACACCAAACCAAATAAAAAGATGGAACAAAGCTGGAGGCAAAGTTTTAGAAGGTCTAGTACGGAGAAGAGAGGCAGAAGCTTTACTCTTTGAAGGCAAAGACTGGCGACATATATAGGAGTTTAAATGTCTCATGTTTCTGCAAGGGTCGCTCTTGCAGGCGAATATTTAGCAGCATCATATTTGATGCGTTTCTGCGACTCAGTAATAATTGCTCCCGAAGGCCATAAGGCTGATTTAATACTTCAAGATGAAAAAGCCGCTCCAGACGCTCAAAAGAACCCTTTTATAGGGCATGAAGTTAAAATAACTGTTAAAAAATCCCCAAATGAAAAAACAAATCTTGTTATTAAGTACCCTATTAGGTATGGAAGACAAAACGGCACTTCTAATTGGGTAGAAAAAGAAATAAGCAATTTTGTTCAAGGATGGGGCTTAGTTATTAAAAAAGGAGCTTGGCTTTCTTTCGATGACGATGTGCTTGAAAGAGCTAAAAAGTTTGGAGTAAATTTACCTAATCAAATACAAGGCGTACCTAAGTTAGAAGCTCTTATATTTGAAAATGAAGATGTTAAAAAATTCTTTATTGGATACATAAAAGAAAACGTACTAGCATTATTAAACGATAATACAGATGGAGCTTCTGACGATATACGGGAAGAAGAAGAGGTGTAAAAACCTCAGAAAATACCTAATAGACTGGGATACTAGTAGTAGAAGTAAATTTCAAACTACAGTAAAAAAGTTTATTAAAAATTACTGGGATCAAGATGTGGTTTTTGAAGAGTTCCCAGTAGTAGGGTCAAGACTGTCCTTGGATTTTTATAATGCTAATAAAAAAATAGCGATAGAAGTTCAAGGGCAGCAACACACTAAGTATATAAAATTTTTTCATCAAAACAGGTTTAAATATTTAGATCAATTAAAAAGAGATCAAAATAAAGAAAAGTTTTGCGATATAAACAACATTATACTTGTGACAATTTTTCAAAACGATATAATAGATAGGCACCTTTTCGAGTCACAAGGTGTAATATTATAATAGAATGAAAAAGGGAAACAACTCAGAGAATTTTAAAAGTTTTAAAATTCCAGAAAATTATTTTAACAGACTTTTTGAATTTACTGGGTCTCAAGATGACCCATCTAAAGGTTTCATCGTAGCTTATGTTAATCAAGAAGGTTACCCTTTGATTTATTCAAAAATAGGCAGTCCGATTGTTGAAATGGGTCTTTTAAAAGCTTTAGAAAAATTTCTTGATGAGACAAATAATTCTGAAGATATGCTTGACTCTTCTAATGACGAGTGATAGATTAGCTATATGACTCATTGCTATGAGATTGAAAAACAACTTCTTGCTGGGCTTCTGAAGCATCCTGATAGATATGCAGAGATAGCTTCATTTATAAATGAGGATGACTTTTGGTCTGAGCAAGAAAAAATGAATAGAACCATATTTATGGTTCTTAGACAAGCCATAGATAATGGGGAAAAAATTGACGAAGTAGTTATTTCTCAAAGAGTTAAAGATTACGGGATAAATTTTGAAAAATCCATAACTTCAACTGATTACATCGAAGGACTTTCTTTAAGAAAAGTTTCCGCCTCTTCTATTTTAGGAATAGCTCAAGAGCTTAAAAAATATACTGTTCGTAGAGAAATAGCTGATTGCGGAACAAAAATCCGCAACTCAATGATGGGAATGTCTGCCTCATCATCTTTTTCCGAAATCATTCAAAAAGCAGACAACATTTACAATAGTAAAATAAATCTTTTTGAGTCTGGAGCTGATCAACCTGAAAATATTTTTGATCAGATGGAGGGGCTTATTGAAGAAAGAGGGAATAACCCTATTGATGAATTCGGTTTCTCAGGCCCTCACCCAAAGCTTCAAGACATGTATGGCTCATTATTAAGGCCGGGAAATATCACCGTAATAGTGGCTAGATCAGGCGTCGGCAAAACTCAATTTTGTTTAGATTTTGTCACTAAAGTTTCTGCTCAATATGAAGTCCCCATACTTCATTTTGATAATGGCGAAATGAGCAAAGAAGAATTAATTTTTCGTCAAGCTGCTGCGATGTCTGGAGTTCCAGTTCACTTATTAGAAAGCGGTAAATGGAGAACTAATTCCGACATATTACGGACAGTAAGAAAAACTTTAAAAGAATTAAAAAATCAATATCGCCATCTTTATTACTATAATATAGGAGGCATGAACGTTGATTCTCAAATAAGCGTATTAAAAAGATTTTATTATTCTAAAGTTGGAAGGGGTAAACCTTTAATTTTTAGTTTTGATTATATAAAAACGACAAGCGAAAACTCTAGTAATAAAAACGAATGGCAGATAGTAGGGGAGATGGTCGATAAGTATAAAAAATGCATTCAAAGAGATATTACTAGCGATGATGGGCCTTGTATATCTATGATGACTTCGGTTCAATCTAACAGATCAGGAATCACAACAAACCGCAGTGCTGCCAACATTATAGACGATGAAAGCATTGTGTCTCTTTCGGATAGAATTACTCAGTTTTGTTCTCATATGTTTATTTTAAGAAATAAAAGCTCTGATGAACTGCAAGACGAAAGAGGTTTTGGCACACATAAATTAATAAACGTTAAAGCTAGGCATTTAGGAAGAGATATTGCCGGTGCAATTAATTTAGTAAGACTTCCTGACGATACTCTTCGTAAAAATTTCGTAAATTTAGAATGTAATAATTTTAAGATAACAGAAAAAGGTGACCTAAGAGATATAGTAGACTCGCAAACAACTAACACAAGGCTTGAAGAAGATGGAACAAACGACCTACCAGACATGGGGTGATCAAAAAGCTGATAAAATATATGATATTCTTACTGAATTAGGATATCAACTTTCAGATAAAGGTCATTATTGGCAAAGCTGTGCGGTTTACAGGAACGGCGATAACCCAACAGCTCTGCAAATATACAAAAACTCAGGAGCTTGGAAAGATTACGTAAAAAATACAGATTTTTCATCGTTTTACAAGTTATTAGAATTATCTTGCGAAAACGGGAAGCAGGTT